ACTACCATGCATTTTGCCTCAACGACGCCCGCTTTGTCACCAGAAACGCCAGGAAGTTCGACGTTGACGGTTACCACCCCAACGTCAAGCAAATCCTGCGGACACCAGAGAAAGCCTGGGCTTACGCCGCTAAGGAAGGAAACGTCGTACACGATGGGATTCCCGTCCCCCCCGTTGGCCACGGAAAAAAGCGAAAACCAGAGGATGTATGGACAGACGCTTACAACACTGCCGTGTCCTACCAAGACTTTATTAACAAATGCCTAAAAGGTGACACCGGAAGAGCGTGTCGGGCGTTCAACAACCTCCACTCCGCCGCGCGATACCTCCACCCCCCCGTCGAGTATACCGAACACACCCCCCCGCCAGGCCTCACCTACGAATTCGGAGAGTACTACCAAATACCCACCTGGAAGCAACGATGCTTCAGCGAGTACCCCCCGACCCAGGACGCCAACGACATTTCGCAGGGAATTACAATTGCGCCAGACCCAAACTACCCAGGAGAGGATTGCGAACTGGCGTCCAGCGAGTCCGCCGCAGGTCTGGGGTCCCTCTCGCCTTCGGGAACGTCATGGACCTCCCTCGACTGCCTCTTCGGCCCGGATACCCAGCTCCCAAGGTACGACGATCACAGTGCTCCTTGCCGTGCTAACCATCTCCGACTAAATACATCCCAGCATCGGCATAGAAGCTTGGTCATCATCGGCGACACCAAGCTCGGCAAGACCTTGGTCGCACGGTCTTTCGGACTCCATAACTACTTCCAAAACGAGTGGAACATCGAGCAGTACAATCCCGACGCATTGTACAACGTCTTCGACGACATGGAAAAAGACCTCAACAGCTTCCACTGGAAGGCGTTTCTCGGGTGCCAGCACGACATCTCGGTTACCGACAAATACCACAAGAAGAAGACGCTCAAAAACGGCAAACCCTGCATTTACCTTCACAACCGAGACCCCTTACAAACTCCCGTGGGTAAGCGAAACAGAAACTGGCTACTTGGAAACTGCATATTCGTTTACATAGATAAGCCGATATGCAACATTGCACGAGAGAGGCTCGAGCTCGACCTAATCGAGAGCATGCTTTTGTAGATCAAATCTAGACGTTCACTAAACCAATCATTTCTTTCACTTCTGTCGGTACCCGAGGCACCCAAACCATGGTGCCAGAAGCACCGTCACTAGGTGCCGCAGGCTCCCCCAGACGGTACTAGCGGTACCCCACCTTGGTGCCTCCGGCACACACCCCCGGCCAATAGAGGGGGGCCACGTCTGGCAAAAATCGCGCACCCGCATATTTTTCATAAATGGTGCCTCTGGTTCCTCTGGCACTCTGGCACCATTTGTGCACATCCCTTCCCTCGATCCTCTCCCAATTTGAGACGCACCACAGGCAAATTGCTAGCACTTTGCATAAATAAGTAGGTGTGGTGCCTCTAGCTCACAATGTTATAAAGCACAGCTTAGAGCTAGAGGCACCCAAATCCCCAAAATCCAGTCAACGTCCGACTAACTTACGAACATGGATTTCTCAGACTTCGAAATCGACTTTTCCCAAATGGAGATCGACGAATCTCAAACACGTAAGTTTGCAACCCTAGTGACATAATCCGACCCTTGAACCTCAACCCTAACTTGAGGCCGACGAGCGGCCTCGTTACACAATCATAAATAACACAACGATCATACAACTTACTAAACAGTCACAGTGCGTGCTCTTTCGCACGACGAAAATGATGACCAGGCCAACGAGGGGGCGGGAGTCCTGGAACGACTCTCTACACGACGAAACTTCGATCCACAGCGCAAAGCCGGCTCTTTCTTACTCCGTGCAAAGTACATCTTCCTCACGTACTCACAAGTTGACGAGGACAACTTCCACTGGCAAGGAATTAAAGCAATAATCGATGACATGGGCGGATCATGCCGCATAGGCAGAGAAACACACCAAGACGGCGGGATCCACTACCATGCATTTTGCCTCAACGACGCCCGCTTTGTCACCAGAAACGCCAGGAAGTTCGACGTTGACGGTTACCACCCCAACGTCAAGCAAATCCTGCGGACACCAGAGAAAGCCTGGGCTTACGCCGCTAAGGAAGGAAACGTCG